GATGGAGAGGAGTCGGAATACGATTTCTTCTCCACTTTTACTTGTCCAAAATGTCAATCTTACGTCGAAGTTTATCATCATAGTTAAATGGCTTGTTTAATCGCAAATTTACCCTCCTATGAGGTATGGGTAAGAAAAGAATATCTAACCGACCATAAGAGTGGTCATGGTGAGTTTGTAAAAGGAGTATGGGTATCTGCGAAGAGTATACCAGGTCGTGCCTTTTACTTCGAGACTTATCTACCAGATTATGCTGCAATGTTTGATAAATTGCCGATCTCTGCGTTCACAACTGACCCTGAGACACCAAAACCAGACATGACCTTACATAATCTACAGTTTTGGAATTGTATGGACTACGGAGTCGTAGCAGTACAGAAGCAGTTTATTGGTTCAATGCACTATGAAGTGCTTACAAGAGACTATGGAACTCAAACAGGCACATATATTTGCACTTTAGACAATTATCATCAAGATGTAGATGCAATTGACTACTCAACAAGTGAACAACCAGCTGAACATAAGAGTCATAACCTCTTAGAATTGGATAATGGGCAGTTTTGTCTCTATCCAAACAACAGAATGAGGATATATGACAATAGTATCACTCCTGAGACACCTAAGACTCCTGATTTTAAGGTTTCAACCGTGTATTATCAGGTGGAAAATGGTCATGATCGTGATGGGCTGGGTTCAGAAGAGAATTATTTTTGGAAAACTGCCAAAGAACGCAAAAAAATTGAAAACGAACCCGAATTGGGATAAATAAAATCAAAATGGAGAGAAAAATGGTCATCAAAATGGATAAATCACAAGAATTTGTCAAATCTGGTCGAAAATTGATCAGTGAGTACGATGCAGACGTTTATTATGAGGAAAAAGAAGAGGAAAAACCTCAATTTTTAAAGGAAGACCAATAAATAAACATAATATTAAAAAACCCTTATAGATATATTAGGAAAAATATATCAAATTGAATGGTAGTTAAAATTTCTCGTGCATTTAAGGACATTAGTTTGTCATTTACGAAGCATCCTGTCACAAATGACGTGACTGTGCTGAAGAATGAGGATGCAATCAAAAAATCAGTGGTCAATTTATGTCGAACACGTCTTAATGAGAGGTTTTTTAACGAATTATTAGGCACATCAATCGAGAATTCGTTATTTGAAACAAATTTGGATGATATTGCATCATTTCTAGAGAGAGAAATCAATGTTTTGCTTAAAAATTATGAACCAAGAATAACTTTACGCAATGTTATTATTGACTCTTTAGTTGATTCATATGAATTACAGATAAGGATTGAGTATGAAATTACAGGATTACCGTTTCCAACACAAAATATCGAATTTTTACTTCAACCGACTAGGGTATAATGTCATTTACACAGTTTACTAACCTCGATTTTAACACTTTAAGGGCTCAAATCAAAAATTATTTGAGATCAAACTCAAATTTTACTGATTTTGACTTCGAAGGGTCTAATTTTTCAATTTTAATTGATACTTTAGCATATAATTCTTATATAACGTCATATAATACGAATATGGCTGTCAATGAATCATTCATTGATAGTGCAACTCTACGTGAAAATGTTGTATCATTAGCAAGAAATATTGGTTATGTTCCTAGATCAAAGAAATCTGCGGTTGCAACAGTAAGTTTCACTGTTGACCTTTCAACAAAAAATGCAGTTAATGTTACATTAAACGCAGGTTTAGTTGCATTGGGAGCTGTTGAGGGTGGAAATTATACATTTTCAATACCAGAGTCTATTACAGTTAATCCAAATAGTAACGGAATTGCAAGTTTTAATAATATTTCAATTTATGAGGGTAATTACTTAACAAAATCCTTTAGAATAGATAGTTCTCAAACAAATCAGAGGTTTATTTTACCAAATTCAAACATTGATACATCTTCTATTCGTGTTGAGGTGGAAGAAAATGGATCATCTCTTACATATAACTCTTATACAAATATTTTTGACGTAAATTCAGAGTCTAGATTGTTTTTAATTCAAGAAATTGAGGATGAAAAATACCAAATTCTATTTGGTGATGGTATTATGGGTAAAAAACCAGGAAATGATGCAATAATAAGAGTTAGTTATATTGTGACGAATGGGAGAGATGGTAATGGTGCGTCAAATTTTAATTTTTCTGGTATATTGACAAGTAATATAGGAACCACTATTGTAGATGGTATTTCCCTTCTAACAACCACACAAAGGTCGGAAAACGGAGATTCGATAGAATCTGTGGATAACATAAAATACCTTGCTCCAAGGGTCTATGCGTCACAATACAGGGCAGTTACACCAAATGACTATGCTAGTCTAATACCTTTTTTATACCCAAATATTGATTCTGTAAGTGCCTATGGAGGTGAAGAACTTGACCCACCAGAGTTTGGAAAAGTTTTTATCACAATTAAACCAAAAAATGGTGAATTTTTATCTGATATAGTTAAAGATAATATTAAAAGTAGTTTAAAAAAATATACAGTAGCTGGAATCAAACAGGAATTCCTCGATTTAATGTATTTGTACGTTGAGTACAATTCAACTGTTTCATATGATTCAGGATTTATTTCTGATAAGTTAAATTTACAATCCAGAATTATATCTTCAATTGAAACTTATTCAAAATCTGCAGATATTAACTCATTCGGTGGTAGATTAAAGTATAGTAAATTACTATCACAGATTGATAGAGTTGATACTGGTATAACATCTAATATCACTACATTAGTGATAAGAAGAAACATGATTCCTCTCTATAATCAAATAGCGACTTACGAGATTTGTTATGGAAATAAATTTCATGCTGATTTGGAAGGATTTAATGTTCGTTCATCTGGATTTAGAATTGATGGAGTTGATGGAATCGTCTATCTAACAGATATTCCAAATAGTGATCAACTAACTGGAATTGTAAAGTTTTTTGTTTTTGTTGACGGTGCAATAAATTATATTAATAGTAATGCAGGTACTATAGATTACAGTAAAGGTGAAATAAATTTATTTCCAGTAAATATAGTATCTACGTCCTTATCAAATAGAATTGAAATTGAAGTAACTCCAGAGTCTAATGATATTGTTGCAAAAGAGAACCTTTATATTGTGCTAGATACTACAGGGAACAGTAAATTAAATTTATTAGAAGATGTTCTTGTTTCTGGTTCAAACGTATCAGGAACAAATTATATGCCACCGTCTAGTTTTATTAGCAATAAAAAATATACAAGATAAGAAATGTCTGATAAAAAAGTTAAAATTGCAAATATTCTTGGTAGCCAAATACCAGATTTCATACAAGCAGATAATCCACTTTTTATAGAGTTTTTAACTCAGTATTACGAATCTGAGGAGCATGAATATGGATCTACATACTTAGCTGATAATTTAGCGTCTTTTAAAAATATCAAGAATGTATCAGACATTTCGTTGGTTGAACAACAAACAATTCCTATACCAAATACTGTAAATCCAGCTGCACCTATCACTTTAACATCAATAATATATGCATATGATGATGTAATTAATGTAAATGAAACAACAGGATTTCCAAGTAAATATGGACTTTTAAAGATTGATGATGAAATTATTACATATACAGGAAAAACTAAAACTTCATTTACTGGATGTATTCGTGGATTTAGTGGTATATCTAATATTGAGACAGTTAATAATCCCGAATTTTTAACATTTAGCGATACAAATGCATCTTCCCATGATGCAAGTTCAATAGTAATTAATTTAAGTTTTGTTTTTATAACTCAATTTTATAAGAAATATAGATATAATTTTTTACCAGGTTTAGAAGGAAGAAATTTTTCTTATGGATTAAATATAGAGAATATTTTATCAAGAGCAAGGGATTTTTATAGTTCAAAAGGAACAGATTCCTCATTACAAATTCTTTTTCAAGTTTTGTATGGAGAGTTAGTTGAAATTATCAAACCATTCGAACAAACAATAATGCCATCAGAGGCTGAATATGATGTTTCTGATAATATTGTTATTGAAGTAATATCAGGTGATCCTTTAAATTTAGTTGGTGTTAAAATATATCAAGATTCTTTTACTAATCCAACTGCAAGTGGTTCAGTATCAAACGTAAATACAAAATTTTTAGGAACTAAAAGATATTATGAAATATCTTTTTCAAAAGGAACAATAATTAATAAATTTAAAGTATCTACAAAAACAAAAGTAGTTGAAACTGCTTTAACAAAAGAAGTTTTAACAGTTGATTCTACAGTGGGATTTGGTGAAACTGGTAACTTTTATTATATTAATGCGGATAATGAGTATGCTTTAGCAGAATATACGTCTAAATCAAGTAATCAATTTTTTGGATGTAGTGGTATCACAAAAACATTATTTGAATCTAATCCAATAATAGATACAAACTTTGTTTATGGTTATGAAAATAATGATTTAACTAAAATTTGCACAATGAGAATTGTTGGATCAATTTCTGGTGCATCTGATAATTCTTCCTTTACAAAATACTTTGATTTTGATGATTTAATTAGAGTTAAACATTTAGGTGAAAAATATGATGTAAGTGATAAAAAATTTAATACTTGGTTATATAATAACTTATCTTATCTTGATGTTCAAGGTCATTTAGCTGGATCTACAACTTTTGAAACTAAAACTGAACATTTTTTAAAAAATGGAGATATAGTAGATATTAAATTTAAAGAAACGGGTGTAACGGTTCGAGAAAATGCAAAAATAGAAGAAATAATTGATTCAAAAACTTTTTTAATAGATGGTGGTGTAGAAAATAGTCCAATTATAGATGGTGATTATGTAATTAAAAAGAAATTAAATTATGTGTCTTCAAATTTTGGTATTTCCTCTCTTCTTTCAAATATACAAAATTCTTTCTCGGACGCAGATAAAAACACATATGTTGCTTTCTCTGGATATCCATCTTTTGATACTCAAACTACAAATAGATCAAAATCTTTTACATCATCTGGAATCGGTACAAATGCAAATATAATTACAATAAACAATCACAATTTTTTAAATGGAGAAAAGGTTTATTTAAATTTATCACCAAACTCTGGACTTGTTGATGGGTCGAGTGGATATTATTATTTAAATGTTATTGATAATAATAATTTTAGAATATCTTTAAACTATCCAAATTTATATAATAATTCTTTTGAACCAATTAAATGGGATGGACTTGGTAATGGTAATCATACCATAACTCCTGCAAACTTATATGATGGTAATAAATTAAGTAATCAAAATAATTTCAAAAGAATATATAAAAATCCTCAAGTTTCAAAAAACAATTCAAGTATTACAGGTGCAGTAGGAGTTGCTTTAAATGGTGTTGAATACCATTCACCAATTTCAAATGAATCTGTGTTTTATGGAAAAATTGATGATATTCTAGTTACTAACTCTGGACAAAATTTCAATGTAATTAAATCTCCCACATTGTCCATTACAGATGATAGTGGTACAGGATGTGAAGCTATCCCTAGTTTTTCAGGCACAGTATCAAAAGTTGTAGTAAATCAACCAGGATTTAATTATTCAGAACCTCCATCTGTAAGAATAACAGGTGGAAATGGAAGTGGGGCGGTTTGTGAAGCAAAAATGAGAGGATTTGTCTATAAAAGATCATATACAGATTTTGATTTAGATCTAACAACAAATAAAATAATCGGAAACCATAGATTTTCTGATGGAGAAAAGGTAACTTATATTGCCACTGGAACTCCAATAGGTATTACCACTGATCAAGGCCTTAATAATGTGGGATTTGCAACTGATAGATTATCTTCAGGAACAGAATATTTCATTGCAAAGCATGATGATAATTCTTTTAGTTTAACCATAACTAAAGATAGAGCTTTAACTAAAACTAAATTAATAGATCTTTTTGATTTTGGAAATCAAACTCATACTTTTGAATCTACAGAAATAAGAAATATAATTGATAGAGTATCTGTAATAAATTCTGGATCATCTTATTCTAAGCATCGTATTGAAATACTATCTCAAGTACATCCTCCAGAAGATAAAAAAGATTTATTTAAAACATTTGTTGGTATAAACACATTTAATAATTACATTTACGCTAAAAATCATGGTTTTGAGAATGGTGATGTTGTAGAATACTCCACCACTAATGATGAAATTGGTGGATTGGATCCACTAGTAGCATACAAAGTTACAATTATTGATAGTGATAGATTTAAGTTAAGTAATGCAGGAACAGCAACAACTATATCTAACGTAAATTATGATAGAAAAATATATGTAAACTTAAGTAGTGTTGGAGTTGGAACTCATACATTTAAATATCCTGATATCAAAATTGAAGTTAGNGGTAAAGTTTCTGTTGGTAATACATCCACAATTCCAGATTACTATAAAGCATCACTTGAAGTTGAAGTGATTGGTGGGTTAAAAGGTATTTTTGTAAAAAATGGTGGAGTTGGTTATGGAGTTACAAATATTATAAATTTTGAACGTAGACCAAAAGTATCTCTATTAACAGGAAGAGACGGATTTATAGTTCCTATCATTGCTAACGGTAAAATAGAGGGTGTAAACATTGGAAATGAGGGATCCGAATACACCACTCCACCAATTCTTGAAGTTATAGGAATTGGTCAGACATCAGGAACATCTGAATCACTTGCAGAATTAAAATCCGTTATTTCTGATGGAAAAATAACTGGTGTGAATATAATTTCAAAAGGAAGTGGTTATGATCCAAATAACACAGCAATAAGAGTTACACCAGCTGGATCAGGGGAACTTGTTACCACTAAAATTCATGAATGGAAAATAAATTCTGTAGAAAGATATAATGCTTACTTGACTGAAGATAATTCTCAACTTGTTCAATTAAATTCAAAATCTTTGATATATGGAAATAAAATTTGTTCTTTTTATCCTCCTAAAAAATATCGTCGTTTACTTAGAGATAATCTAAATTCAACTTTAAATGAACTAACAGATAATCATTCAAAAATTGTTGGTTGGGCATATGATGGAAATCCAATATATGGCCCAGTTGGTGTTAACACTGCTGGAATTACTACCTTTATGGAATCTAGTTATGAAATTGATGTTATTAATGATTCTGGTTTAAGACCATCAAATTATTCAAATGGATATTTTATTCAAGACTATGTTTATAAAAATAATGGTGATTTGGATGAACATAATGGAAAGTTTTTAACTAACTCCGACTTTCCTAATGGAACATATGCTTATTTTTCAACTATAAACAATATTACCGAAAATCCATCTTTTCCTTACATTACATTTTTGCATAGAAATGCGACAGATCCTTTTAATTACGATGATAAAAATAAACAATTAGATAAAGTTCTCAATAGTGGACAATACAAAAGAAATGTAACTCATTTGGGATTAAATGATGAGTTTAGAAGATATCCTCTTCTTGATGATTCTTTAAGTTCAGAAGCATTAGTTAGTGTAGATGGGATTAAAGACTCAAAAATTACAAATATTAAAGTTAATCAATCTGGAGTAAAATATAAAGTTAATGATAAAATAAACTTTAATGATCCGTCCATATCAGCTAAAGTTGATGAAGTTATTGGTAAAGACATAATATCCATAGGTACAACAAATACTATTGTTAATAATTTAATATTTTCAGTAGTTGATAATGAGGTAACAGGATTTTCTACTTCACCACATGGTCTATCTTCAGGAGATATCGTTGAAATATCTGGTATATCATCAACTCTTTATAAAAATATAGAGGGGGTTAGAACTATTGGTATTACTACACTAACTTCTAGTTTATCTCAATCTATTGGAAATAATGCAGCAACTGGAATAACTACGTTTGTAAGTTTTAGCACTCCAACTATTACTAGAAAATTTAAAATTGATGATGTTGTTGAAATCGGAACAGAACAATTTTTAATACTTAATTATGATGATGTTAATAATAGATATAGAGTTAGAAGAGGGCATAATGAAACATCACCTCTATCCACTCATAATGCAGGCGATGTTGTTAAAAAGTTAGAAAATAAATTTACATATCAGATATCGAAAAAAATTGAAAATAAAAATGCAGACTTTGGAGAATTTAAATATTTTGAAGGATTGAAATCAGTTGGAATTGGAACATCAGTATCAAATCTTGTTGTTGGCCATGTGGGAATTACATCTATTAAAAAATCAATACCTGCAAAAGCAATATACTTACCAAATCATAAGTTTAAAAATGGAGATGAAGTTAGATTAGTTTCTTTAGGATCCACTATACTTGCAACAAAAGATCCACTATTAAATAATTCATTTGATCTCTCAAATTTCAGTAAACTTTTCTGTACTAGATTTAATACAGAATATGTTGGATTATCCACTGAAAAAGTAGGATTAGGAACTCTTGGTATTAGCACTACTTCTGAAAATGTATTTTTTAAAGAAATTTTAACTAATACAGGATCAGTATCCCAAGATGATTTTAAACTTGAGTTAATTACGGATAATATTTTTGGTTCTTTAAGAAAAGTAAATGGAACAGTAACTGTTGCAACTGCTACAACTTCAGGTCAACAACATGCTTTATCTTTAGATGATGAATTTAAATTACATATAACATCTAATGTAATTCAAACTTTTAATTTAAAATATAATGAAAATATTAGAAAATTAGTGGTAAATCCATTATCATTCACAGATTCAGCGATTGGAATTGGAACAACAGTGTCAAAAATAACAATTGCTGATCATGATTTTGAAACAGGAGATCTTATTGTTTATAACTCAGCAACTCCAGCTTCTCCCTTAGTTGATAACGGAGTTTATTATGTTGTTAAAGATTCTAGAGATACCATAAGATTAGCAGAAAATTCATATGATCTATCAATTTTTCCGTATAATTATATCGGAATTGGCACAACTGGAGGAGTAAGTCATGAAATATCAAAAATTAATCCTAAATTAACTTTCTTTAAAAATAATACAGTTGAATTTGAAACTTCTGATTCAAGTATGGATAATTATGAAATAGAATTTTATGAGGATATTAATTTTAAATCAAAATATAATAGTGATTTAATTACAAAAACAAATGATAAAATTACTATATTAGTTGGTAATTCTTTAGAATCTGAATTTTTCTATAAAATTGAAGGTAAAAATAATAATTCTATTAAAACTTTATATTTTTCCGTAGATAAAAGAGTTCCAGATTATTCAAAAATAGTATTAAGTGATTCTAAATTTAATAAATCATTCAAAGTTATTGGAATTGGAACTAATACATTTACATTTAATCCTACTGGTATAGCAGAAACAAATTCATATACCTCAACAGGTATTTCATCATCTTTTTATTCAACATCATCGACTAATGAGATTGGAGGAATACATTCAGTAAATATTTTAAATAAAGGATTTAATGTTAGAGAATTACCATTAATAACCTCAATAGGAACAACAGATGGTGTAGATTCCGTTTTAACTGTAGAAGCAGACGATATTGGAAAAATTGAAAGTACTAAAGTAATCAATCAAGGATTAGAGTTTTCACCAGATCCTACTTTAAAACCAAAAGCAGATAGCAATGTGATTTTAAAGTTAAAAAATGTATTAACTTTAGATAGTATAGGAATTACTTCAGGTGGTTTAAATTATACAAGTCCTCCAAAAGTGTTAGTTGTTGGGAAACCAAATATAGTTGCTCAAACAACTATAAGTGGAACTTCAGTAAATAGTGTTTCAATTTTGACTAATGATAGTGGATTATCAGAGAATATTAGAATTATTCCAACAGTAAATTCAAACGGTGTGGTTGTAACTGGGGCTGTAACTGATAGTAATAAAACAGTAACTTTATCTTTAAGGGCACCAAATCCAGATACTGGTTCTGAAAGTGGTTTTTATAATAGAGGTGGGGAATTCCCATTTGCTATAAATGATCAAATATATGTTGAAAATGTAAAAACAACGGACAATACTGGTGGATTTAACTCAAGTGATTATGATCATACCTACTTCAAAGTCACTGGAATTGTTACGACTGGAGGGCAAGAATCTGTTAGTTATTCTTTGGTTGGTCTTGGAACAACTGGAGGAACATATCAGCAAGACAATAATTTTGGTAGAGTTATAAAAAAAGATAATTTAGCATCATTTGCACCAATTTTCAAAGAAACAGTATTTACGGATGA